TTTTGATTAGTGTATAAAACGCCTTTGCTTGGCGTTAAGTTTGGGAAAGTATATCCGTTAGCCATGATTAAGCCTTTCTGATTGATTCTACAGTTTCAAAGAACTTGGTTTTGTTTGGTAATGAGAGCTTTGTAATAAAGTCATCGTTAGCCTTGCGTAAATCGCTGTATTTCGCTTCTTTATCCTCAGTTGATAGTTTCATACTAGAATAAATTTTAGACGTTAAATCAGCGTAAGATTGTATCCATTCTTCCTCATTTGCATAAATGCCGTATTGATCGCCAGCAGGTAGCATTAAAGGTAAAAAATCGGTGGTATCAACAACGTCTGAGTCTATGCTATCAATAATCTTTTCAACCGCTTTTAAGTCCGGCTTTTTAGGCGTGATGTCTTTTGCTGGTGGCGTAAACTCCTCGACTTCTTCTGGGGTGTAAAAGCCTGTGACACTGCCTGGGAATACTGATCTAATGCCTTCACTAACGCATCGTGAGCGCAACATAGCTCTTGGAAACTTTTGCCATCCGCTTCCAGGTTTGATAAGCCCGATATTGTTAGCCTGTTCAATTGTCCAAGTAACAGCAAGCTCTCCTCCGTTTGGGTGCTTAAAAATCCCTGTAACTCGTTTATCGGTGTATTCTTGCCACTCAACTGTACCTCCTGCCATTTGAAAACGTGCAAGCATCGCATCTGCTTTCAGTGCTGGTCTGCCTTGTATAATATGAAAATCACGTGCAGCCGTAGCTGGATGTAATCCCTCTGCTTGTGCAACTGCCATCAATGCTAAAACACTTGCTTCATCCTTCATGCCAAACAATCCGGATTGAGCAATAGCCTTAGCCATCTGTTGCATCTCCGTAAACGGAACTATTGCGTTACTCATTTTCATCCCCTTCTAGTTTAATTTTGCCTATGTATGTTTCATAATCTTTTTTGCAATTAAAAACAGAAATCCTTGTTGCTTCCCAATCTGCTAAATCTGCAAACACATACAAATACAAATACTGTGGCTCTTTAGGTGTTGGTTTAATGCGGAATTTTAAAACTGTGTGATTCCAGTCAGGATATGGTTCATCATCCCAAATTTCATCGCCCAAACCAGCATAAGATTCAATCTCTGCACCAGATGCCCAAGCCACAATTTCGTTATACCACTTATGTCTTTTACTCATCATCGCCTCCGTGATAACCAAAACGTCTTACTCTAAATTGAAACAAATATTTGTATTTTGGATAGTCTTTTACAAACTTACGCGCGTAGTGACTAATCCAGCCATCATCAATCTTAAATTCACCTTCTGCATCTCCCATTGCGGTTTCCCATCTCACACGATGGAATATGCTTTTAGCGGAGTAATGCGTACGCTTCTGTGCGATCTGAATAGCAAAGGTTCTAAATAAGTTGTAAATCTCTGGATGTGCAGCATCAAACTTCTCAAAGTTTTCTTTTGTCCATTTATTCATTTTAGTAAAAACCTCCGTGAACCCATTTTCTCAACAAGGAATTGATTGTATAAATCAGGCATTGCCTTTTGGAATAAGTCTTTATCAAATAATTTGCTTGGCTTACTGTTTTTCCAAGTCACAAGCGTTTCACCGGAGAAAGTCCGTATTTCGCTATTTGTGCCGAGCGTATTGCGTAGGAATACTTCTGCTTCCTCTTTTTGCGCTTCTAGGTCTTTAATACTGCCATTGATTTGCTTGAGATATGCGACTACCTTCTCAATTTTATCGTTAGCCGTAACAACACCTTCACCGCCTTGCGGATATGCGAGCTTAGTATCATCAATCGTTTGAGGGTCTGGAATTGTCCTATTAGCGACATGACCCCAAAATACAGCCATCTCTTTAATAAAGTCTGTTTTCTGTTCATCATTAAACTTAAAATCAAACGTTTGAAACTCTTGTCCACCAAACAATACCGCTAAAATAACGTGGTCAACACCGTGAACAGTAGCTTCATGCAAGCACTGATAATAATCAGCAGCAGGAACACGATTGCTATCAGCATCAAACTTATTCCTAGCCCCTGCATTATAGTTTTTAGCCTCCACCAAGGTTTTTCCATCAGAAGTAATGAAATCAAAATGAGAGCGCAACCAAGGCTCACGAGAATGAGTAAGAGAGTAGTCAGCATCTTTAATCTCCAGTCCTAGTTTGTTAGTTACTAATGTGCCGATAACGGGCTGCATGACATGACCCATTTGCACGGCTTCAATATGAGATAAATCGTCTAGCTCTTTTTTACCTTGCTTCTCTAAAATAGCTTCAACGGCTTTCCCATTGACTGCTCTGCGGGTATCTGTTGCCCACCATGCCTGATTACGTATCTCAGGCGCAAAATCTGCTCTATCATTTGCCATAATAAAATCTCCAGTTAGGTATTAGGTTTGTTTGCATTAAAAATAAGCCATCCACCAAGCGGGTAAGACCTAAAATCATTGTCATACCATCTAATGTGGATGTATTCATCATCGTACGTCCAGCACCCGAAAATAGTGCTGTAACCATTCATGACAGAATAAGCTAGGCGGTTCGTATTATCTCTGCACAATTCGTCAGTAATAATAATCTTGCCATTCCCTTGATTATTAGTTTCACCAATTATCTTGGCATCACAATCACCGGATAGAACTGTTAGTAAAGCGATTAGCAATGAACTTTTCATCTTTATCCCCTTTCTTTTGTATGGGCTTTGCTAATAAATACTTGTCACCAAGTAACTTAATTGCAGCTTGTCTTTTCTTTTCGTATGCCTTTTGTTGCTTAACGTCTGGCTTGTATTCCATGCCGTAAAGTAATGTAGTCATCGCTATACTCCTAAAAAGGGTCTGCGCCAGTTGGTAAGGGAGTTGGTGCGGGTAAGGGACTAAAGAACTGTGCATTAACACCGCAATCATTAGCTGTTGTACCGCTTCTAGGAATATATGCGGACGGATAGAGGGTTTCACCGGTCACAAGGTCTAATTTGCCCTCGCGTATGCAATCCTGTTTTTTAGGATTGTAGAACTTACAATCAACACAAAACTTCATTTTTAATTCTCCAGTTAGGTTATAGGAAACTGCACATTACATGATTATTTTATCTAATGCAAATAATCTTTTTAATCTAATATGAAAAACTGTGGATAAGTCTGTGGAAAAACCTGTGGATAAACTGTGAATAACGGGCATATATTATATATTAGATATTTATTCAAATATCTAATGAGTATATAAACCCCTATATATACTTACTAACAATATCACTATAATGAGTTTAGTAAAAAAACATAAAATTACACAAACCTATCTAAAAACGATTAAAAAATAAAACATAGGTAATGATATACCTAGACAATAAAAAACCCGCCTAAGCGGGCTTAAAATTGATTTTAGGGGTATTTATTACACCTCTACAATCCTAAATTCGTTTCTATTTGGCATATCAATCAAATAACCATCTAAAACGGCTTCTTTACAATCGTATAAATACTCATCCAATTCATCACAAGCAGCTTGATAGCTTAAAAACTTCATAGGCTCGCGTGAGCCGTCTTGTTCGTGAGCAAAAATGTTTTCCCATTCGTTTTTGTATAAATTTTGCTGTATCTCAAAATAAGCCATGATTATTTATCTCCATGCAATAAGATTAAGAAAATAAAGAAGGCGGCAAGTAGCATAAAATCACCGATTGATTTTAGTAAGGTGTAGTTACTCATTGTCTAACCTTTCAATTTTAGTCAGTAAAACCTCTAATTGATAATCAATCACGATAAAGCCGTAACTATCATCGCTTTTCATCTTAATCAACTCGTCCTCACCTGTTGCGTAGTAAAAAATATAATCATCTGGCACTCCGTAGCTATCATAAGGCGCATCATCCTCATGCGTACCAAACGAAAACAATACTTTTCTAATTACGTCCTCATCTATGACATGAACATTTGCCCATGCCCCATGTGGTTTGTTAGGCTCTACCATCATTGCACCTCGCTTTCTATTGCATTATTTATTGAATCTTCAATCAAATAATACAGATCTTGTCCCTTTACTGTATTTTCAGTAGAGCCGTCTATTAAGAAATTGATACATTCATCATGCATATTTAATTCATCAATGAGAGAAAAGTAAACGCTTTCAGCTATCACGCTTACACTGTCTAATTCAATATTTAATGACATAATTTAAACCTCTATAATTTAGGAAATGATTGACTAATATCAATCCATAAGCGCCCATAATTTAATGCGTTATAGGCGCTTAAAAGTGATACTAAGCCGCTAATGCCAAAGTGTTGTCTAATTGCATAATGTATTCACTCGCTTTTTGTGCTAAAGCCGCCGCTTTAAATATTGCTCTATTATCATCACGCAATGCTTTTAACCAGCTTTCAATATATGCGGCATGGCATAATTCGCCTTGTATTTTATGATCCGCGCATAAGTAAGCCGCGCCAATTTCAGCAACTA